CTATTGAAGATATCAATGAAATGTGGGCGGAAGACTGTAACATCAATCGGAACAAGATTGCTGAGGAGTCTCTGAACACTGCCAAGTTACATCAAAAATATCTTACTCTTCTGTTGCAAATCAAGACAAAAATGTTGAAGACAGAAATGGACTTCAATACTCTCAAGTTGGACAAGTATCGGTACTTCCGCGGGGAGATGACCAAAGAAGAACTGGCTGAAAGAGGATGGGTTCAGTATCAAGGATTGAAGCCACTGAAGTCGGATATGGAGTTCGTACTTGAACACGACACGGAAGTTGGTAAGATGAACATCAAAATCCAGTATATGCGCAATATGGTTTATCAACTTGAATCCATTCTAAATAGCATCAAAGGCAGAGACTGGGCTATTCGCAATCACATTGAGTGGCAGAAGTTCCAAGCAGGCGGATAATGATTACTGTTGAAAAGATAAATGAAGCACAATTGAGAGTGTATAGTGATGACTTTGGTATAGAACAAGAGTTATGTGACCACTTCTGTTTCTTCATGCCGGGATATAGATTCACTCCCCAATTCAAGGCTAAACTCTGGGACGGTAAGGTACGTCTCTATGATATTCATAGAAAGACTCTACCTAATGGTCTCCTTGAATACGTTCGTGCTTATGCTAAGACAAGAGACTATCCTATCACAGAGAAGGAAACACTTCGTCCTGCAACAGAAAGAATAACAAAAGAACAACTCTGTAAGTTCATCGATAAGCTTGATATCCACTCTAGAGGTAAACCGATTGACTTATACGATTATCAGGTGGATGCTATCTATAGGGCGATAAACTATGAGAAGATGTTGGCACTCTCTCCAACATCCTCTGGTAAGTCGGCCATCATCTATGTCATCATTCGGATCTTGCTGATGATGAACAAGAGAGTTATTCTCCTTGTTCCTACAACCACTCTTGTCGGTCAAATGTTAAACGACTTCAAGGACTATGCAAGTCAAGTTGATTGGAATGCTGATGACTTTTGCCACACTCTTTATGGGGGTCAACCCAAGAACTGGGATAAGCCTGTTCTCATATCCACATGGCAGTCCATTCACTCAATCACCAAGAGTCGTGGGCAAGCGATGAATGCTTTCTATAAGTCGTGGGATGCCTTCATCGGTGATGAAGCACACAGATTTACGTCTAACTGTATTCAGCAGATTAGTAACAAGATGATTAGTGCCAAGTGGCGTATAGGTACCACAGGAACTATTCAGGATGAAAAGGTGTCTAAGTTGACTCTTGAGGGGTCTTTTGGACCAGTCTACAAAGTGACAACGACTAAACAACTCATGGATGAAGGAAAGGTTGTCAATCTCAAAATCAAGTGTATAACTCTAGAGTATCCAGAACAAGTTCGTAAACTTCTCAAGGGGGCAGACTACCAGAAGGAAATGGACTATATATGTACAAATGAGGAACGTAATAGGTTTATCGCAAACTTGACCAAGGTGACCAAAGGCAATACACTCGTTCTGTTTCAGTACGTTGACAAGCATGGTAAGCCGCTTTATAAACTGATAAAGCATCTATGTAAGGACCGACCAGTCCATTACATCTCAGGAGAAACCCATGTCGATACAAGAGAAGATATCAGAACAGGTGTCGAATATCAAGATGGAGCAATCATCGTTGCATCGGTTGCTACACTCTCCACCGGAGTCAATATACCGTCTATTGAGAATATTATATTTGCGTCACCGTCTAAAAGTAAGATACGGAACTTGCAATCGATTGGAAGGGGACTCAGACTAAAGGAAGGTAAAGAGAAGTGTAACCTGTTCGACATTTCGGACGACCTGTCTTACAAGTCAAAGATGAACCACACATTGAAACATTTCAAACAGAGAATCGAAATCTACTCCGTTGAGGAATTCGATTTCTCCATGTCGACCTTTAAGCTATCTAGTAACCAATAGTTATCTTATAAATCTTCATTTCTTCCCAACACAGTTACTATACCAGTTCCACAATAGGCTGTCAAGTTTATTTCTTAGAGTTTAGAGACAAATTGACATTAGTTCTAATCCTGTTATCATTAATCTATGTTTCGCATATTAAGGAGAACCTATGGCACATTACGTAAACAACCCCGACTTTCTACAAGCAATGAGAGAGTATCGGGCTTTAGTCCAAGAACACAAAGACCAAGATAAAGATCCACCTCAGATACCAGACTACATCGGTTCTTGTATCCTCCAGATTGCTACAAAGTTCGCTTCTAGACCAAACTTCTATGGATATAGTTACAAAGATGAAATGATTGGTGATGCTATTGAAAACTGTTTGCAGTATGTCGGTAACTTTGATCCAGAGAAGTCAAACAATCCATTTGCCTACTTTACACAGATATGCTATTTCGCATTCATTCGTAGGATAATGAGAGAGAAGAAACAAAGCTATATCAAACACAAGTTGGTCTGTGAAATGCCCTTTGATACCTATGACCTTCAGGACTCAGATAACACAGACTTATCAAACAACTTTATGACTTACATTCAAACCCACAACAACTTTGATGGTGAAGCGTTTGAGCGAAAGCTGAACAAGAGAAAAAAGAAGAAACCAGAAGGTCTCGAAGAGTTGATGGATATTGAAATCCCCGTGGATGGAGAAATAGAAGTATGAAATATCGCAAGAAACCCGTTGTCATTGACGCGATTCAACTAACACCACAGACAATCCAACAAGTTCGCGAGTTCATTACCACAGAGTTTACAGAGGCATTTACTCTTGATGACTTTGGTAAGACTGTTCCCATTATCAATATTAGAACACTTGAAGGTTGGATTCAAGCAAGTAATGGTGACTATATCATCAAGGGCGTGGCTGGGGAGTTTTATCCCTGCAAGCCCGCTATCTTTGATGCTACCTATGAACTAGTGGAAACAGTTGATAACAAGACCAAACTTGATCCAGCCTGTTCACCTGTAGAAGGTTTGTAGAATGATTATTCAAGACTTCTATGAGTTGACTAATACCAAACCACTCTCAGAGGATCGATGTAACTGTTTGACTTGTCAAAAAGATGAAAATCGTTTATTCTGGGGTATGACACTCTGTTCTAAGTGTGGTAATAAGCGATGTCCTCATGCCAACGACCATCGGAACGAGTGTACAAACAGTAATGAATCTGGTCAGAAGGGAAGCGCATACGAATGAAGATAGCATTATTGACGGATACTCATTTTGGAGCCCGAGAGGGCAGAGCCATCTTTCATAATCACTTTGAGAAGTTTTACCGAGACGTTTTCTTTCCCGAGTGCCAGAAGCGAGGCATCACCACTATTATACACTTGGGTGATGTGTTTGATAGACGAAAGTATATTGACTACTTTAGTCTGAAACGTGCCAAGGAGTACTTCTTTGAACCACTAGCAGAATCTGGTATGAGAATGTACACCTTAGTTGGTAACCATGATATCTCGCTCCGCAACTCTCTAGAAGTTAATTCACCTTCGCTTTTACTTTCGGAGTATACGGATATCGTTTCTGTTGCTGTGCCGCAGGTCATTGAGTTCAATGGTGTACCCATTCTCCTTTGTCCTTGGATATGCAACGAGAACAAGGACGAGGTGTTGACAAGCTTAAAGACTGCTAAGGCTGAAATCTGCATGGGTCATTTTGAAATCTCTGGTTTCCAGATGTATCGGGGGTTGGAGTGTAAGGATGGGTATGATGCTAAGGTTTTTTCTAGGTTTGACTTGGTATTTTCTGGTCATTATCACCATAGGAGCTATATTGGGAACATATTTTATTTGGGTTCTCCTTATGAAATCACTTTTGCTGATTATAATGATCCTAGAGGATTTTGTATCTTCGATACTGAAACCAGAGACATTGAAGTTATAAACAATAAGAACACATTGTTTGAGCGATATATCTATGATGATACTTTGGGTAGTCCTGAAAACATTAACATTGATTCTTTTAGGGAGAAGTTTGTTAAGATTGTTGTCCAAAAGAAAACTGATTACTATAAGTTTGATACTTTTCTTGATAAAGTATTCAACTCAGGTGCGTATGATATCAAAGTAATGGAAGATGTTACTGAATTATCCGCCGAAGAACTTGATGAGGCTATTGATATTGAAGATACTGTAACAATACTAACACATTATATTGATCAATCTAATGTAGTTGTTAACAGAGAAGAGTTGGGGCGATATATGAAACAGTTATACGTGGAAGCTATTAATGTGCAAATCTAAACATTTACAATTATCAAAATGCCAACGGTAAAGATTGGGTTTATCTCCTGTTTTACCACAATGCGGGCAAGATACAATTTCAAACACCCGCCCTTTCAGCGAACTTGTTCTTTTTGAAATGGCTTCTGGAGTTTGTTTTCTACCCCGAAGAGGTGCAATTCGTCGTTCTATCTGTTCTAACGATTGCTTGACACCTCGCTTGGTTTTTGATATCTTGGTTCCATTACTTGTTGCATATTGTCGTAGATAAGAGTAATCTCTGTTGGTGTTGTTTGCTCCATCTCCACCATCTGTTCTATTGAGAAGAATGCCGGTACGAATATCTTTACGTCCATACCAAGCAATCATACGTCTTTCAATAGCACAAGCCCCGATGTTTGTTAGATTGGTTTCAAGAAAGACTATTTTTGTTTTATCTTTTGGTGTTGTTACGTTTTTGTGTTTAGAAAAAGCGCGATGTTTCTTACCCTTACCAATATAGTAGGGTGTTCCATCGGACTTGCGAAGATAAGCGTAAACATAATAAATAGGGGTAGTGCTGGTCATAAGACTTCTCCTTGAGTTGACTAGGGTGGGTGGGGATGCCAGTCCCGCGCTCACCATTCTTATTTAGAAAACAAG